TGCCGAAGAATCATGTAACTAAATGCATGAGCAGTTAAAGGATCAGCAGAACATGTTACAGTCATAGTATTAGCACTCATAACAACTTTCAAAATACTATCCGTATCGTTAGTCGTATTATATATTACAATAGGAATATCAGTTGCAAGAGCACCAGTTACAGTAACAGCTTCAGCTGCAGCACCACCAACAGTCGTATGCGTTCCAGCATATGCAATATAATGAGACGGTTTAAACGTACCTCTTGGCCTCATTACTACATAATGAAAACTATGTGCAGTAGACGGATCAGCCGAACAAGTAATCGTAATAGTATTTGCAGTACATGCAATCTTTGCAATTACATCAGTATCATTCGTTGCACCATAATTACAAAAAGCAATATCAGTAGCTAAAACACCAGAAACTGTAATTGCCTCAGCAGTCGATCCACCAACCGACGTATATGTTCCTGCATAAACAATATCCCATTCAGGAGTAATATTACGTCTCAACGTAGCAAACACATAACCATGAGCAGTTGAGGGATCAGCTGATCCAGTAATATTAATTCCATCTACAGCCGAAATTGCTGCTGCGATCTGATCAGTATCATCTGATACTTTGTGATTAACAAAAGCGATATCTGTAGAAAGAATTAATCCAGAACGAGTAATAGTTTCAGCAGTATCACCACCAGCACTCGTAACTGGGCCACCAGCACACTTAATACCATAACCAGAAACTGGTCCAACGGGAACAAATAAACACGAACTAACTGTTCCAGCATTAATCCATTGAGTTGCTTGCCCAAGAACTGTGGCACTTTTAATAAAAATAGTTCCAGGTAGATAACCTGGCCTTCCTGTTACTGGTATTTTATCTCCAGTAATTGCCGACGAATTAACAGCACCTCCAAATATAGCACCGTTTGGAAAATTCGTTTTACCCATATCTTCTCCTATAGTATAAACTTGCTAGACCTACCAGGCGGGGCTGGCGCCCCGCATTCGTAGGCCATTAAACAAGTCGTAATGCTTGACAAGTTCGTTCATTTATGAACACCAAGTTTATGCACCAGGACTTCCGAAAATTCCACGAGGATCAGACCAACCAAACGATCCACGGAACGTCGCCTTGAACTTCGCGTTCTCAGTATCAAAGTCGTTCTCAGTACCAAATGCATCAGCTCGGCGTTCCATATACTTCAGTCCATCGGGACAATTAGTCTTAATAAACCACGCATCCGAATCCGTCAAATAATGATTTACTGCAATACCTTGCGGAAATTTTTTCGAAGCCCTTAAAGCATTAATATCATTATTCGCCGTACCAGACTGTCCAATCGATTCAAGAATACGCATCGCATCAAACTCAAGCGCAGTCGGAATAATCAACTTCTGTGGCATAATAGCAATCTTCAAACCACGATCAGTAGTAAACCCTGCAATATCAATACAAGCCTGCTCTAATGCGGCCTCACTCAAATCTGCTGCAGTAGATAACTCATTCCGCCAAGTACCACCTGATTTATTCGGATGATCAGTGGCACAAAGCTCTTTACCATCACTATTAGCACCCATCGTATACGAAGAGTTAAAAGCACGATTAAGAATATTCGCCCCAATAATCTCTTTAGTCTGACGAATTGAAAATGCCAGCGCATTTGCCCGACGTAGCGCAACAGTCACAGCAATACCATCTTCATACATTTCTCTAGTAATGATAAAACCAAGACCATACGTAACATGCGTATATCGACTTACGAATCCTTGTTCTTGCTCATCATAAGAAATACCACCGCCTTCACTTTTAACAGTAGCCAAACCAAAACCAGTAACACCAGCTTCCTCTTCAAAAGCTCGCGTAGAATTCATCTTTTCAAAAATATCCAAATACTCAATTGGATATTCTTTATATTTCTGCCCAAACCAAGTCTTTACACCAGGAACCAGGTCTTTTGCAAAATTGCTAGTAGTAATAATACCCATTAGATCACCTCATTAAACATCAGTAGAAGATAACATTTCATGCTCGATAATAAGCACTTCCCATTTGGCATTATCACCAAGTGCATTATCTTCACGATTTACCAAGCGCAAAATCTTACATTGGCCAGCAGCAGTTGCAGTATCACTTGAATCAAGCTCCATTGCACTTTTGCCTGTCGTAGTAGATCCAGAACCCACTGTAATATCAGTTGACAAACCAACCATATCAGCACTAATAGAGTTTCCAACGCTATCTTCTTGAATCTCAAAAATAACATGTGGATCATCAACTACCAAACAATACATTGCAGTCGATGCCGGACGATATTGTCGCAAAGGATAATCAGCCTGAGTCATTACATACGGATTATCACCAAAACCAATTACCACGCCACGAATAGTATTAGTCGCTGCGGCCTGTGCAACCGTAGGATATTTACCAGTTGCATCAGCAGATCCAGCACTTTTAACTGCATCACCTTTAAATACCGCAGTATTATCAGTAGATGGAATATAATAAACATTTGCCTTGCCATTCCAAGGAGCACCACTTAAATGTTTGACCGGCTTAAAGCCAAACGGAGTATCCAAATTCGCCATTTTTTCACCTTTCGTAAATTAAATAATTAAGAAATGTTGACACTACCAGACAAGCCATCTTTGCCAGGTTTTTGCGAGCTTCGTTTAATCTCACTTTCAACCTTAGTAATCTCAGCTTGTGCCGCAGAATAATCCTCTTTATAAATTTCTTCTGGAATCTCCATCAGTACAGCACGTTGCCCATTTCCTACATGAGGATTCGCACTACTACCAATAGTAGAAGGTCTACCAATCTTTTCATCACCAATAGGATTATTCACACTTTCTACAGCTGACCAGCCAGCATCTTTAAATAGCTGTATCCGATCACCAGTGTCATTTACAAACCGGCGCACGAATCCGGGCTTTTTCGGTGCAGTTAAAATATTCCGTGTTCCTAACGGTACTCTCTTTCGTGGTTGCTCCACTTTCTTTGTCACTTGTTCATTTGTTTGCTCTGCCATCTTATACCTCTCTCATTTTTGCAATATCATTAATATATTGTTGTTCAGTCATAATCCCACCTTGAACAAATTGTCTCATAATCTGCATTTGCTCAGGAGTCAAATCATCTTTTGTAAACGTATTTGTTTGTTTAATATTTGTATTTCCTTCAACTGGACTCTTCGGACCAATTGGAAGTTTTGTTTCATTATTTGTTTCTTGCTTTTTTGGTTGTTCAAACTTTTCAGGAAAAACTTCTTTTACTTTATTAGTAACTAATTTAAATATTCTATCTAATGGAGCACCTTCATATTGCTTGGCCACAGTATCTGCATACTTAGCCATATCATCATCAGTGATGTACCATTGATTATCTTTTACCCATTCATTATAAACATCATTTGAAGAATTTTGACTTGGCTTTATATCTTGTGACTTTATATCAATAATATCATTTTGAATATTACTAATTTGATTATCTAATTCTTCTACTTTTGTAACATCTGCAAGTTCAATAGCTTCTCGCTTCTGTTTTTTTAATTCTGCTATTTCACCTTCCATGCGTTTAACATCAGCTTTATATACTCGCTCATTATGTTCTTTTAACGCATCAACTGATCCTTGTAAATTATTTAACTGCTTCTTTAAGTCTTTATTATGATTCTTCATCGACTCTTGAATATCTTTCGATCTCAAAATATAAGTCGATGCATCAACAGCGCCTTCACCTTGAAAATTAGGATTCCAACCAAGTTGAGTTGCTATATCTTCAATAGTTAATACTTTATTAGAATCATTATTATTTTCTGTAGTTTTATCTTCTTGTTTACTTTCTAAATTACTTCTTTCAGTCTTATCTACTGTAGTACTAGATGTATTAGAGTCTGAATTATTTTCAAGTCCTTCAACATTTGTATTTTCAGTGTTTTTGCTTTCTTGTGCAATAATATCTTCGAGAAATTCTTCTGCCATAACAATACCTATTTAAAAGAGTAATTTTGCAAGAACATCATTATCATTGATTAGGACATATGATTCTCCATCTTGTCCAGTCATTGATACACCAACATATCGTGAATAACTAACTTTATCACCTACATCTGCCCAAGGAGTTCCATCATCAAGATCTTTCCAAGCACTAGGGCCAACTGCTACAAGTTGTCCAATAGTCGCTGCTTGCTGCTCTTTCTCTCTTGATGTTTCAGGAAGATAAATACCACCCTTAGTCTTTTCTTCTACCTTCTCTGGAAGAACTAACAAATGTCCACCAGTTGGTAATATGCCAGACTTATTAATTTCGTTCTCACTCATAATTATTCCTCTTTTAAATAAGTATTCTTATACTTTAATATCCGCTTAAATCACTTACGTCGATGATTTCAGGCTCTTCTGCAAAAGTAATATTTAACAATTGATTTAATCCGTCGATCTGGCCAATTATCTTATTTGTCAAACCATGTGTAACTTCAGCAGATTGTCCAATCGTTCTTCCATCTATAATTCTTTCAGTTAATTCACTAATCTTATTTTTTACTTCTTCCATTACTTCTTTGGTTACTGGATGCTCTTTCCATTCTGCAAACATTTCTGGAGTTATCATTCTTATTGTCCTTGATTATTGGTTTCTATTCCATACTCTTTCTTTAATGTATTATCAGTTAAACCACCAGGTGCTTTACCTAACGATTGTTGACTTCTACCAAGTTCTAGTTGTCCCAATACTTGAGTTTCATTAATATCTAATTTTCTCTGATCATTTGCAATATCTGCATTTTTCTTATTTTGAATATGATATTCACTCTCAATTTTTGCATAATTCAAATCTGCTTCACTATGTAGCTTTTCTACCTTTGCCGAGATTTCTTTTATTTCTTCTTGCAGTTTTTGAATGGTTAATTGCTTGACTGGATCTTGCTGTTGTTCTTGTGGAAATAATGCATCGATATCATTTATATCCATAGCTAATAAGTATCGACGCATGATTTCTATGTCATTCAATCCTTGTCCACGCAACTCCAACATTGCTTTAGCTTTCATAAGCCTTTGCAACATTGTTGTGTTGTTCGGATCTGCTACAGGAATAATATCATAATCAGCATTATTAAAATCAGCTTGGACGATTGCTTTAGGATCATCCATGACTAAGCTATAAGTCATTTGATCCAAATACAAAGCATTTAATCGCTTGATTTTTTGGAACTCTTTATAATTTGCTCGGAAAATTCTCTTATGAACTGCCGAGTATACTTGGAGTCCTTGTTCGATTAATGCTAGAACTGACTCAGCTGGCACGTTAGCACCAGGTGAATTACCTGCAAGAATCTCAGTCATTCCAGCAAGTTCTTTACCACTTTCGATTAGGAGTCCTAGCAACTGGAATAAGGTGGCAGAAGGCTCACGAACTGGCATTGGAAAGACATTCTTTCTTAAGTCGTCGCCAGTCGCATCAACAGGTTTCCATTCTCCGGACTTTAATTGAATAGATTTACCACGCCCAATCTTGAGTCCTCTACCAAGGAAGCCGTTTTGTCTATTTGAAAGAGTTCCAGCATCTAACAATTGATTAATAACTGTGTTAATTGCTGAGTTATTACTCATCAATAGACTGCCAAAACCCATACCATAAAATCCACCATCGATTGAAGGCATGAAAATATAGCGAGTAAAATACTGTTCTGGCTTTATCTTGATTATGGATTTGTTATCATCTGTACGGATGATTCCATCTGTGGCAAATCGAGGAGCTATACGAACTAACTTCTGAGATTGTTCGTGAATAGTTACGATATAAGGTTCTTGATAGCCATCATTATCTAGGTCGTACCAACGATGTTGTTCAAGAAATAAATGTGGAGTTTCATCATCAACATCTGGGGTTTTCTCTGATGTTGCTTGACCTAATTCTTTAATATCAAACTTGATGAATGTTCCACTTGTGATACGTTCAACTATTTCGTTGTGATATAATCTGATTTTGTGGGTAACTCGTGGAGCTCTCTCTAATGATTCGGCCCAGTAATTTACTACCAAATCATCAGCGAAAACTATTTGTGATATGTTACGTCGTTCAATTGAATCGAAATAACTTTTTTTGAAGACACAACCAATTGCAGGAAGTGTAAATAATAATTGATCGACTCCTTCTTCCCAATCTTCCATATGATTGAGAAGTTGAAAAGACATGAATTCAGCCAATCTTTGGGCACGAGTAAATTTTTCGCCAGTAGAATCATTTCCAATTACTTTACCTTTAACAATTTCGTTTCCTTTAACGATTTCAGGATATGCTCTAGCTGCAAATTGAATACAAGCATTAATAATTAGAGGATATTTAACATTTGCTACCACTTCGCCAGCATAGGTCTTTTTCTTTACTAAGAGTTTAGCAAGGTCAATGATTTGCTCATTGAGAGCTTCCCACTCTTTTCGAGATTCTAAATCTATTTTATATCCTTCTAATACTTTGGTGGTAATATCTGCAAGTGTTTCTTTACTTTGTTTGTCAGCAATATTTGTAACAAGTACCATTGCTTCGGCACTTAATACTTCACGATCAATCAAAGATTGGTCTTCAGCAGATATTTGATCGGCAGAATTTATGATTGAATCAACAGGTTCTTCTGATGCCCAGATTTGAGGTTCACCAGAGATTTTAGAGATTTCATTATTTGGAGTATTGTTTGCATTACTTTGCATTTCAGCGATTAATGCATTAGCAACTGGTTGCGATGGATTCGCTGGATCGACCAGTTCTCTTACTGGAAATTCTATATTAGTTGCTGGCATTTAATTTTTCCGTTAATGCAAAATATTTCATTATGTTTCTGTGCCTCAGATCGCCTTCAGCGATCTTCGGCAAGCGTCGCCTTCGGCTCCGTGACCAGGGCACTGGAAGTCAAGTTTAATATCCAGTAATGTAATTAGCGTTCACAGTTTGATATATGTCTGACTCTTCCCAAGCGTCAAATTCCCAGTAAGGCTTAGCAATTGCACGTTCCATTCCAGACATTACAAGATACCTTGTGCAATCCATCAAGTGATCGTTTTCTTTTACGATTTGACCTTTCTCATCTCTTCGGTAGAGACGAAATTCTGTGAACCAATTAACTAATGAAGCGAATACTTTCAATTTGTTTGTTGACAACATTTGCCAGGTCTTATATAGGCCGGCTTCTACTGATTTGTTTGCATTCGAAATGTCAAGGCCAAGCTGAGTATAAATGTCAAACAATTGCTTACCATCTTCTTGCGAACGTCCATGTGCAGCTGAGTCGATTACTCCAGGTATCCATACTCCACGAGCTTTAATACCCTCCGAGTGAATAATAGGTTCAGCTTGGCCTTGATAATATTCTGAATATAAATAAGTTATGTTGCTTGTCGGATCGGTAGCGCCCCACAAACAGGCTGTTCGTTTCCATCCAACGTCGAGTGCATAACAACGTAACCAATGATCGGGAATGGGAAAATCTTGTACTGTTATGTTACTTTCAAGAATTGGGAAGATTGCTCCAGCACCTAACTGTGGAACACCTTTAGAACGAGCCTCTCTTTGATGGGGAGGAAGTGCAGCAAAGAGTTTCTCTTTTTGTTCAGTTGTTAGGTGTGGAGCATCATCCC